AAACGACATGAAAGGCACACCGGAGCAGATCACAGCAAAGAAAGCCGCCCGGATCCGCTCAAACGTCCGGCAGTTCTTCCGGTACTACCGGGATCAACTGGAAACAACGGAATCCGAACGGCTGAAAGAATTTAACCTGGCAGAACTCCAGGCACTGGAGACGGTGCAAGCGGAAACGCTCCAAGCACTGGAGAACATGACAGACCCGGAGTTATTAGCCAGCAAGACCACATACGGTGACAGGGTGTTAATTGACCGGATCACAGCGAGAGCGGAACGGATCAGAAGAACAGAAAGAGCAACAGCATAAACAGGAATTAAGCAGGTGTAACAGCCTGCTTTTCTTGATCTATTTTCACTGTGACATTTTAACGTGCTAAATTTTGTAGACAAATTGTAGGCAAATTGTAGACGCAGATTAAATAAAAGGAGATTAGATAAAATAAAGGTTAGATAAAATAAAAATAAATAAGTGCAGAAAGATATTGTATAACCAAGTATATATAAATACTAGAGCCGACCGGCTGCCACCATGTACCCATCTGCAAATATTACCTGTCTGTTTGTTAAAAAATCCTATTTTCCAAATTTACACGGATGATATTTTTTAAGCACATGTTTTTTATTTGCTTAGGATCACCGGCAGACATACTACAATAACAAATTGTCAAATGCGTAAAAGGTTGTTGTGGATTTATAAATAGCACTTATGGTATGATAAAAGCAGTTAGGGAGCCGACGCTAACACGGTGCGAGTGACAGCGGTGTAAATCCAACCCCCTCTGGATATGCAGCCGCCCAGATTGTAACCAAGACCACCGGAGCCGGCAGACCGGAACCGATTAGAAGTCACTAGCTGATCACTTTTGTAAATTTATGTTTTTTACCTAATCTGTGGAGGAGATAAAAAAACATGGGTCTATTAAGTGAGGATTAGTGATTTTTTTATTGCAGATTTTCAGGAGGTGTAGAGCGGTGCAGGACGTCAGAGAGATTCCAAACATTGACGAGATAAAAAAAAATATCCGTAAATACTTTGACGATTATTGTGCGGCTTATGGCATCGATGACATGAGATCACAACGGCAACCGGTTTTTAATGGAGCCATGCAATATATATATAATAATTATATAAGACCTAGCAATGTATTAAAAGATATACCCCAAAACGTAGTGGATAATAGTATTAACCAAATGCTAACTAACTACAATGCGTACAATATAGATCTGTTGTATGAGGTTTATTTATATCTTAGGGAGTTAGCTAACGCCTATGATATGACTGCTACAGCTGATACATTTAAGATATTAACAGGGATATCTAAACAGGCTTTGAGTGCATGGAGGACTAAATCAAGTACATCGAGCATGGACGAGGTCAGAAAAGCTTTTGTAAATTGGTTAGATGATGCAGATTGTGATCAACTTGTTGCTTTTAATCTGCGGAATGCGCTGGGAGCAACGGAACGATTAAACAACGACCACGGGCGGAAACAAACCACACAGCAAGAGATTGTGCACAAGATAGCCAGGACAGCCGACCAGCTCCCACGATTAGACACAGATTTTGGACAAAATAAATCAATGTTGACAGATTCCGGAGTGTATGACGATAGCAACATAGATGCGAATAATTAGCAACAACCGTTGAAATGTGCGGAAATATGGGATAGTTAAGTATGTATCAATAAAGACTGCGCGAAGCGCGAATTTTGCGCATAGTTGAAAAGCCGCATAGCACACCGGGGGAGGGGGTCTGACAGGACCAGCGCACAGCCCCTACTTAGTCCCTCAAATTCCCTCAAAAATAAAAAGACCATTTAAGGAGATACGCAATGGAAAAACAGTGTAAAGGATGTTGTGGCACTTGCAAATACGGAATATATAATACATCGGCAGGTTATGTATGCGTTAACGGAGATAGTAAATACGTGACAGCTTTTGTAAAATACAGTCATGGTTGTGATAAATATGAGAAGAACGCAGAAATGTCAGACAACGTAAATCACCCTAGCCATTATGAGACAGGAAAATATGAGTGCATAGATGTGATGATTGAGACGCAGGGGATTGAAGCTGTAAAGAACTTCTGCATCTGCAATGCTTTTAAATATCTTTACCGGCATGAGAATAAAAATGGTGTAGAGGATGTTCGGAAAGCTAAGTGGTACCTGGACAAGTATTTGGAACTGGTTGAATCAGACAAAGAAAAGCTAAAGAAATCTTTTGAAAACTTGGAAAGAAGCATTGAGAATATTCAAAAAAATTGGAAAATACCGCCAAATATTGAAATTGCTATACCGCTTTGCAAACATGAATCTGAAACAGACAATGATGAAAAAGTTTCTGTGGAAGAGGATTTAAGTAAAGTTGCAACAATTCCTAAGTTAGATACAGGATCAAGGGCGCATAAACCACAAACTGCTAAGAATTTTGCAACTTCTGTATGAATTTACAATGATCGAGGTCACTTATGCAGATCTACGGAAAAGAGATTAAAGACGAATGTTCAAAATGCGGTGAAGTCCTGCAATGCGAATTATTTCTGCAAGGTCACGGAATTAAGAGAGACCGTGAGAACGTTACGGAAATGGTTAGCTGTCAGATGAAGCACCAAAAGAGCAGGCTTGATAAAGAGCCTAAAGAAGATTTACCAGTTAAGGAGAAATGTGAATTGCCACCGGAGATTAAAGAAATCTACACAGAGGTTTGGAAAATCCATAAAGAGTGTGCTAATCCGAAAACGGATGAAGACTGGGAATATCTTATCCGGCAGGGCAATCTGCTGATTAAAATGCATAACAATAGCCAGTTTGCTAAAGCACTGGTAATGGCAATGATCGATGAAATTGAAGGAAGGACGAAGAAAAAATGCTTGGATTCATGATTTTAAAAATAATGACAACGTTGGTATTGACAGTTTTAGCAATATCTGCTTTATGGTATGCTCCAAAACAGAAAACAGCATCAGACGGAGTTATTTTATTTGCGTTCGCAATGTTCCTTGCATTTGGAATAACTTTCATGTGGGTATAGCCTATGTGGTTACCGGAGATTATGCGAATTATCCCATATCACAATGTTGAATGGGTTAAATTCATAAAGCCATTGTTATTGCCGAATATCCGGTGTTGTGTTGGCATTGGATATGTGGCAGAGAAATCAAGGCATCAAGAGTGTATGTAGCCTGTGTGTGGGAAACGAAAAATGGAAATATGCGTTCGACAACACCAAGTTTTTCAAAGTACCGTGCACAGGCGTGAAAATTTTTTAGATAAAGTAATATAGGGTGTTTCACGAAAATAATCCGGGAGCAGATGGTCTCTCTCCCGGAGTTTAGGACTATCGCCAAGCGGTAAGGCACAGCACTTTGACTGCTGCATTCCCAGGTCCGAATCCTGGTAGTCCTGTTTCGCAGATGTTTTCTTCTTTCGGTCTTTGCCATCTGCGAATTGTCTTCCATACTTTTCCATTGGAGACACTCCTTTCACCTCATAGCGGAATGCTGTTAAGAGCCGTCGCAAGGCTCGTGAGGGTTTTCCACGTAACCGCTTGAAGCCTTGCAACCATATAGCGGTGAAAAACTTTATCTGCGTCGATAAGACGATACGGTGATTGCAATAATCTGTAGTTAGCAGATAGGTGTGCCAGAAGTTTAGTCGTGGTTATACGGCACAGGTTTTGGGGAAATATGCATAGTGGCGATTGCAGCGGTCTGTAAAACCGTGACATTAGAAACACCGAAGGTTCGACTCCTTCTTTCCCCACGATGTCGGATCGCAACCGACTAGCAGGTAACTGGCGGATGCCCTGCAAAAATAAAAATAGCCGTAAGTGTTGCGCTGCGTCAGCGCCTTAAATGTAGGCATACAGCTTATGGAAACGCACATTGGGATGTAGCGCAAATGGAAAGAGCAGTGTCCTTCTAAGGCATAGGCTGTGGGTTCAAGTCCCATCATCCCAACTTTTTCATTCAATCCTAAAAGACGCTATTGGGCAGGTGCGTGGTTGATAGTCGTAACGGATGGATTGTTTCAAGAAATCGCACCATCAAGATGCAGTGTTCCCATAATGGTATTGGAACGGCTTGCTAAGCCGCCGGGCGTTTATTCGCCTTGTAGGTTCGAATCCTACACACTGCGTTTATACGAGTGGGAACGCATATCATTGTTCGCAGGGGGATATGCATAATTGTGAGTTGAGATACCTGTTCTAGCAATTAACCATGCTATATTTGCCGTATGTCCGGGTGGTGAGGGAGCGGTCTTGAAAACCGTTGGCTGTAAAAGGCTTGCAGGTTCGAATCCTGTGTACGGCGTTTATCTTTATCTCCACTTAGCCGGGTACTACTGCAATAGTTCCGGTCGATGGGAGATGTATGGATAGTAGTTGCTCATTATCGGTCAACGAAAAACACTTCTGCGAGTAGAATTTGCAGATTCAAAAGTAGTCGTACATTGTTTGGGTCGGGTGGGTTCGACTCCCACGGCAACTATTCCCTAGCTAAAACGTAAGCCACATATGTTTAGCGAAAACCAAGCCTATGAAGTAGAGAACAGACAAGACTGTGAGATTGTGTGGATAGTCAGTGACAAGTAGGCGGTGCACATTTGGTTATGGCAAGCGCAAGCCATAAAAGGTTTTACGGTGCGATTCCCATGTATAGTTTCAGTGGTAGAACAGCATCCGCATAGGATGTGTGTCGGCGGTTCGATTCCGTCTGCATGGGTTACGGAGGATATGAGGATGAATGGATTGAAAGATTATCAACCACAAACAGAAGCATTACGAAATTTTGGTATAGATGTTTCAAAAGAAGCGGTAGATAAGTACGCTTTGGAAAATTTTGGAAGAATACCGCAAAGTTTTATTGAAAGAGATTTTGCAAGGAACTGTAAAGTGATGGAAGAAAGCAGAAGGATTGTGAAATAAAATGAAAGACACGATATTATACATCAGTGATAGAGAAGAAAGAGTAGTAGATTTCTTAAAATATCTTCAAAAGAAACTGGAAGATAATAAAAAGTGGTGCGATTTAGATTATCAGCACGATATTTTAAAAACTGAAAATTATGATATTGTTGGAAAATCATTTTATGGAAGTCGTTTAGGTGTTGGATATGGGAATTGTTTATATTACTGCATCGATGAAATAATTGACAAAAATAGAATGACAGAAAAAGATAATGAAAAAATAAAGGAAATTTTGGTTCATGTCAGAGAAGGAGCAAAAGAAGTATCCGAACTGGAAATATTGTATATGCTTGGTTTGGTGTAAAAACAGGAAAATACTTGAAAAATAAATGAAGATACATACCGCCGCATAAAAGACTTGCGGTGCTAACCTAGAAAAATTATAGGCAGAGGTCTATAAGCATCTCTGCGACAGCGTGGAGGTGCTTTTTCTTTTGGCAAGTCAGAGTCTTATATCTGCAGTAAACAGCTATGACAATTACATACAGCGCAAGGGAATTGATGAACAGGTCATTGATGCGTACATAGAAGCCTGTAGAGTGGCTATAAACGGTGAAAAGGATATAACTTATGGCTTACAGATAACAAACCGTTCTAAAGGCATTGTAGAACAGTTCTGCATGGAAAGAACTGGAGGAACCATATGGGATTTGGAAAAGTATTCCTTTGCAAACAAGACGCACTACTCTCTGACAGATAAATTGTACGATGTTCTTCTGCTGGAAGCGCAAAACAAGGTTGTTGACAGTGCGTACCGATATTTGGAGAAGAAAAGAGAACCTAGAGAGCGATTCTATATGCCACGTAGAAAGCAATTTCTTAAAATCGGTCTCATGGATGCCATTCAAGGCATGATTGATGATATATACGACATCCTCTGCGTGTCTCTTATCCCTGGTGCTGGAAAAACCACGGTCGAGAAAATGCTAAATGCATTGGTTGCCGGATGGTTTCCGAGAGATTTCAACCTTTTTTACTCTCACAGTGGAGATATTACACGTATGTACTATGACGGTGTGTACGATATTTGCACAAATTCTGAAGAGTACACTTGGAATGAAATTTTCCAAAATCTTTCTGTTACCAGTACTAACGCAAAAATGGAGCAGTTTAACATCGGCAAATATAAACCATTTCCATCCGTTCAGTGCACATCCGTAGGAAGTAAAAATGCTGGTAAGGTACGTGCATCAAAGTTTTTGTTCGTAGATGACATGATCGGTGGCATCGAAGAAGCTATGAATCCTATAATTTTGGATAAACTGTGGGACAAGTATGCGGTAGATGCAAGACAAAGAAAGACACAAGATACTGACGGAAAGAATTGCAAAGAGATCCATATTGCTACCAGGTGGAGCGTAAACGATGTAATCGGTCGGATCCAAAATATGTATGAAGGGAATCCGAGAGTAAAAGTAATTGCAGTTCCGGATATTGACCCCAAAACAGGATTAAGCAATTTTGACTACGAATTTTCCGGATTTACGGTTGCTTTTTTTGAAGATCAACAATTACTCATGGATGAAATCTCTTATAGGTGTCTTTACAAGCAAGAGCCTATTGAACGTGAGGGATTGTTATTCCCGGAAGAAAAAATCAGACGTTATCTTAATCTGCCACATGGAGAACCGGAAATTATTACCGGGCAATGCGATACCAAGGGAAAAGGAACCGATTTTTTTGTTCTTCCGGTATTGCAAAAGTACGGAGAAGATTATTACTGCGTGGATGCTGTTTGTGACAATACTGCGGATTATGAGATGCAGTATGAAAATGCTGCAAATGTACTTGTTAATAATAAAGTGCAAGAGTGCGAATTTGAGCGTAATGCCGGCGGTGACCGTGTGGCAATGGAAGTAAATAAGCGTGTAGAGAGTAAAGGATGGATATGCAACATCACAGACACACCGACAGAGACAAACAAAGAAGCAAGAATTTTCCAGTGTTCTAACTGGATTTTACAACATGTAATATTCAAGGATCAATCATTGTATAAGCCTAACGAACCATACGGTGTAATGATGTCGTTACTGAAAAGGTATTCTGTTTCAGGAAAAAAACAGTTAGATGATGTACCGGATGTGTTTTCAAACTTTGCATTGCGAATTACAAACGGAAACAGGGTAGCAAAAGTAGAAGCAATTCAAAACCCATTCTCTTTCGGACGGAGGTATTGATTATGGTGACTAAAGATGTTTTGTCTCAATACATAGATTTACAGGAAGAAATCAAAGAAGTACAGCAGAAGATTAAAAAACTTGAATCGGATATCAGAAAAATTGAATCGGATGGGAATGTTGTTGACAGCGTATCAGGTGGATGCGGCGGCACTGAACATTTTCGTATTGAAGGATTCCCTTATCCAGAGTACAGCAGAAAACGGACACTGCTTTATTCCATAAAGGCTACTTTACAGCTTTTAGAGGACGATTTACTGCAAAAAAATAATGAAGTCGAAGAATTTATTGCAAGCGTTCAGGACAGTCGTATAAGACGGATCATAAATTTACGATTTATTGAAAAATTATCATGGAACAAGGTTGCTGATAGAATCGGTGGTGGAAACACAGAGGATAGCGTAAGAAAAGCATTTGATCGTTATATGGCAAATTAAACTTGTCCGATATGTCCGATTTTTCCGTGATACTATTAAGATGCAGAAAGATTCCAAGATATTTTTCATTTCCTCCTCAGATCATGTGAAGACTACAGAAGTACCGCTCTTATCAGCAAGGGCGGTATTTTTGTGCGCAGAAAAGAGGTATTTATGATTTTTAATCAAAAAATTAGAGTGTACTGTCCGGGATGCGGACGGTTGGTCGGTGAATGTAGTGCAAAATCGCATATCGACAAGACATATAAGTGCCGGAATTGCAATAAGATGGTTGTTTACCATACGGAGACCGGAGAACGTGAGATCAAGAAACTTCCAAAAAGAGATCAGAGCAGCGGAATGACATTTATGTAGGTGAAAATATGAACACTATGAAATTTCAAGACCTTGTAAAGGGTTGTCACGGTAGAAAAATTGCATATACGGATGTGGAGCAGATAACCGAAGACAATATTGTAAAGGTTATTGGTGATTGCATCGGTGTTTTTTATTACAACAAGCCAGTTATCAAGTATTTGTGGGAGTACTACAAAGGAGATCAACCGGTACTATACAGAACAAAGCTGTCAAATGAGGATATCACCAATCGAGTAGTAGAGAACCATTCTTTTGAATGGGTGCAATTCAAGGTCGCTCAGACTTACGGAGAGCCTATTCAGTTTGTCAGCAGAAAAGATGATGAAGCTGTAAATAAGGCAGTAGATAAACTGAATGATTACTTAGCAGATGCAAATAAGCATGAGAAAGACATAAAAGCTGGTGAGTGGCAGTCGGCAACCGGAACATCATTCAAAGCTATTCAGATTGTGAATGGAGATGTGCCTATCCGTGTGGTTGCACCTAATCCTTTGAACACGTTTGTCATTTACAACCGCAGTTCCGAAGAACCGATTTTGGCGGTACAGGAATTAAAAGATGAAAATGGAGAGTGGTACAAACTTTGCTACACAGAATCCTATGAATGTAAGATAAAAAACAGTGCGGTTGTTCCTGATACATGGAAACTTCATGGATTTGGTGGTATTCCGATTGTAGAATTTCCGAACAACCATGAGCGGTTGTCTGATATTGAACTTGTTATAGATCTGTTGGATGCAATCAATAATACGCAGTCAAACAGAATGGACGGCATAGAGCAGTTCATCCAGGCGTGGTACAAATTTGTAAACTGTGAGATTGACGAAGAAGAGTTCAAAAAAATGAAGATAAACCATGCGTTGGTTGTAAAGTCCATCAATAAAGACAATAAGTCTGATGTAGACGTTATGTCGCAAGAACTTGACCAGACACAAACACAGGTTTCCAAGGATGATTTAACAGACAGCGCACTTTCAATTTTGGGAATACCGAACAAGCAAGGGAACACTGGCGGTGATACGCAGGGCGCGGTTGAGCTGAGAAACGGATGGGATTTTTCAAAATCAAGAGCAAGGCTTAAGGATCCGGTTGTTAAGACAGCAGAGAAGAGACTGGCCAAGGTTGCGCTGAATGTTATCCGCATTAAGAAAGAGGATCTGAAAATCACTCTTAGAGATTTTGATGTGCAAATCAACCACAGTCCACAAGATAATATGTATACCAAGTCTCAGACATTACTGCAACTTTTGCAGTGTGGTATTCATCCTCTTATTGCAATCAAAACGGTTGGACTTTGGGGAGATTGTGAAAAGACTTTCAACCTTTCCAAGCCTTACCTTGATGCACTGTGGAAAACTGCTGACATTATCAACATGGAAGAGCAGATGGCAAAAGCACAGGAAATTGTAAAACAAATGCAAAATAAGACAGTTGCCTAGAAATAGGTAGCTGTTTTTATTTTATAAAAATTCGCAATGCCGTGAGCGTATAAACCGGCAATGTCAACCGGTGTCGTTGCACCGTATAAAAATTCGTAGGACATAACGGAGGTAATTTATGAAGAGAGAAGAACTGACAGCTATGGGTTTAACTGATGAACAGATTGAAAAAATCATTGCTGAGAATAGCAAGGATGTTCAGGCAGCAAACGCAAAGGCAAACAAAAACAGTGAAGAGTTGACAAGACTGCGTGAGTTGGAAAAGGAATACACAGCCATGAAAGATAAGGGTTTATCCGATTCGGAAAGACTGCAAAAAGACCTTGATTCTGCAAATGCAAAAATCGCAGAACTTGAAAAGACACAGGCTATTGCGGAACAGAGAAGCAATGCGGCATCCAAGTTTAACATTTCTGCTGAACAGGCATCACAGGTTATCAAAGATGACGGCAGTTTTGACTACGAAGTACTCGGAAAAATTATCTCTGATAAAGAGACTGCTGCGGCACAGGCTAAAGAGCAGGAAATCGCAAACGGAACCACAAATCCTGGCGGTGGTAGTGCTGGCGGTGGTGATGGAACTGAAAGTAAAGGTGCTGAAATGGCAAAGAAATATAATCAGCGCTATGTAATCGAACAGTAAGCAAGGAGGTATAAACGTTATGGCTTACATGAAAACCACTACTTACACTTCTGGTGTAAATATTTTAGCAAGTGAAGTCGGACTTGTGTTAAAAACTTTTGAGGGAACACAAGCAATGGCAACACAGGTAGATGATAAGAAGATCATCAAGGCAGGAACTGTGGTTCCAACAAATAACGCTTCTGCGAAGGGAATTGTGTTTGAGGATGTTGATATTACAGATGACGAAAAGAAGCCTATTTCTGTAATTATTGCAGGCCGTGTTATTAAGGCAAATTTGCCTGTTGCAGTAGATACCAATGCCGAAACCGCACTTAAAGCAAGCGGCATTTACTTTGATTAAATTACGGAGGTAAGAACAGTATGCCTAGTGTATTAACAATGATTACAGATAAGGATAGACTGGACTTTTCACAGAACTATTCTATAGCAAGAAATTATGTAGGTGATCGACTTTTCCCTGATATCAAGACCGAGAACCTTGAAGCAGAGTACGAAAGACTTTCCGAGGGAATGGATCTTCCTACCGCAGCAATGGTACACGCATTTGATACCGAGGCTGCTATTGGTGTAAGACCTGGATTCGAAAAAGTAAGCGTAGAAAAGCTGCTGATCAAGGAAAAAATCAACCAGTCTGAAAGATTACGCCAGTTACTGAATCATGGCGTAAGAGAAAGCAACCTGATTGACTATGTATATGACGATATGGGTCGGCTTTCTGATTCTGTTAAGACAAGAACTGAAATCGCAAAAATGGAGGTTATGTCTACTGGTAAGATGACTATTAACGAAAATGGTCTCAATTTTGCTATTGACTTCAAAGTAAATAAGTTCAAGGCACTGAAAGGCTGGGAAGATCCTACCCATGATATCCTTGGAGATATTGCAGACATGGTTCAGATGGCTCTTGACAAAGGATATGTTGTCAATACCGCACTGACTTCTACCAAAATGCGCTCTTATATGCTTAAGAATGAAGGAATAATGAAAGCTATTAAGGGAGTTAATTTCGTTGGAATGGCAATTACTCAGGCAGAAGTGGAAAATCTGTTGTTTAGCCTGCATAGTCTGAATATGGTAATTGATGATGATATGTACGGAATTGCCAACAAGGAAAATACAACGAGAACTCCAAAGAGATTTTTACCGGATAATGTATTTACTCTTTATGTATCTACTGGAAACGGAAAGATTGGTACTGGACTTTGGGGCGTAACTCCGGAAGAAGAAAAGGCAAGTGCATTTACAAGCTTGTCCAAAAAGCAATTCATTACTATTTCCCAGTGGGCAACTCCTGATCCGGTTGCTGAGTGGACTAAGGCTAGTGGCGTGTTTATTCCTGTAATTCCTAACCCTTATGGAATCGTAATCGGTACTTTAACCGAAGGAGAAAGCGGTTTGGATACATTGGTAGTGAACAGCACTGCAAGCCAAACAACTAATGGATACACGAAAGTAAGCGTTTCCCCTGCAAAAAGCGGCGACAATTCTTACAAATACAAGGTAGCAGATGATTGTAAATTACCTTCTTATCTTGGAAATGTAAAGACGTATGCTACTTGGGATGGCACTTCTGAAATTGAAGCAACAACCGGCAAGGAAATTATGATTATCGAGTGTGACCCTAATTACAGAGCAGTAAAGGCAGGTATTACTACGGTAACTGCAAAGGATGAATAAGAGGTAACACATGGCAGAATATACGACTTTGGAGCAAGTAAAAATCCGTCTGAAACAATTTCATATTGATTCTGAAAGTTCCGAGGTCGTGTTTGACCATTTGGAAGAAAATCCTCTTTTGCAACAACTTATTAGTCAGGCAGAAGCCGACATCAGAGCAAAGAGAATGTACCCGGAAAGTTACACAGAAGAGAAGATTGCTGCGGATATGAAAAAATTTCAGTCCGTGGTGGTTAATCTTGTCGTGTATGACAGATCGCAAGCCGGTGAAAACTTCATGGCAAGCTATTCAGAGAATGGAGTGTCGAGAACATGGAGAGACCGGGAAGAACTGTTTGTGGGTGTTTTTCCATTTGCAAAAGTTTTATAACCCCATCGAAATCGAGGGGTTTAGAAGATTGTGCGTGACCATGTTACTGATTCCAGTAATAAGGTTGCAGGCGGCACACTTTAAGGGTGGTGGGCGGTGTGCCAACAAACTAGGAAGGCGGTATATGATGTGACTATAGAGTTATCTACAGCAATCATTATAAGCGTGTTATCACTCGGTTTTTCCGTCTACATTGGTCTGAAAAACAGCAAAAGAACAGACACAAAGGATATTGAGGAACGTGTGAAAGAAAACACACGCATCAACATGAAACTGGACACCATCCTTGATACTATCAATGAAATGAAAAGCGAGCGTTCAGAGATGAAGAAAGAGCTTGCAGAGCATGAACAGAAGCTGACAAAGGTTGAAGCCAGTACGGCATCTGCGCATCATAGACTTGATGGAATTGAGGAAAGACTTAACATTAAAGAGAACGGAGGTAAGGAATGATGGATTTTTCACAGGTAGGAACTTGTGTTGCAATCGTAGTTATCTGCTATCTTGCCGGTATTGGAGCGAAGCTGATTCCGGTTATTAAGGATAACTACATCCCGGTTGTTGTCGGCATTGTTGGTGGTATTCTCGGAGTAGTAGGAATGTATGTTATTCCGGATTTCCCGGCAAATGACGTACTGAATGCTATTGCGGTTGGAATTGTTTCCGGTTTGGCAAGCACTGGTGTAAATCAGATTTACAAGCAGGTGAAGAAAGATGCTTGACATTAACAAGCAGGACATGAAGTACTCACGGCAGGGAGAAAAAGTCACGATTTATGACCGGGACGAAAACGGAGAAATAAAGTACATCGAGATGGACGGAGAAAGGATTCCAGTGGTTTTGAGAGAAACTACCGGATATTCTGAACCCGTCCTTTTTTCTGCCAACATCAGTAATAAGCTGTCGGAAGTACTGGTAAAGGAATTTGGTATTGATGATTCCAGTTCGTATTGTCAGATTGTGACCGACAAAGGCTATTTGCCGATTAAGGCAGGAGATGTTATCTGGAAGAAGTCAGAAGTAGGTCGTGACGATGACGGACTTGTGGACAACAAGACTGCTGACTATGTTGTCAAAGGCGTTGCAGACGAGGGACTGACAGCAGATTTGTTTTTGTTACAGAAAACGGTGAAGTGATATGGAAAAGACAATCAATATCAACCTGTTTGACCAAAAGTCCATACAAGCGGCTGTAAAGGCTCTTAGAGACTATGAAAATAGTTTAGAGTATAAATGTAGGCTACTGGCTGAAACACTGGCAGAAAAGGGTGTAGAGATTGCTAGAGTGCAGATTTCTGACCTTGATGCTATCTTTACATCAGAACTTTTGCAAAGCATTCATACGGAATACGTTGGCTCTGTAAAGGGTGGCGGTGTTTGGGCGGTGGTTGCCGGTACAGACCATGCGGCTTTCGTAGAGTTTGGTACTGGTGTTGTTGGAAAGCAGTCACCATATCCATATCAACTACCGGAAGGTGTTGACTGGCAGTATGCAAGCGGAAAAACCATAAGGCAACTTGCGGATGGAAGATATGGATGGTTTTATCCTGCGGATGACGGTAAATGGTATTTTACAGAAGGTATGCCGTCAAGACCATTTATGTACCTGACTTCAATAGAACTTCGTGATATTGTATCACAGACAGCAAAGGTGGTGTTTGGTAGTGGATAATGAATATCAGTGGGTATCAGATTTTAAAGTCAAGATTGCATCGTACTTAAAAATGAAGATACCGCAGAGCCATCCTAAAGCTTATGTGACGGACAAAAGTAAGGATTTGTCAGACCCTACATTCCCTACGGTGTACTTTCATGCTATGCCGTTTACAGAGACAGGACAAGACCTTGAAGCACGTTCTGTTAATGGAATCACAGCATCATACCAGGTGGATGTGATAACCAACAAAAGTCAAGAAGAAGCCGAAGCTATTATGGCTACGGTTGCCGGACTTTTCAAACGTCTGCGATTTCAAATAACTTCCATGCCGGAGTTCAATAATACTTCGCAGGACACATACAGAAGCACTGCACGGTTCAGAAGAAGTGTAGATGCTGACGATATATTGTAACTATTGTCAGAGCCTAACGGCTCTATTTTTTATGCAAAATTGGAGGTAAATATGGCTACTGGTTTAAAATCAAGAATTGCCTATAAAGAGCCTAGTTCTAGTGCCGCTACTGGTGAGTACTGGGCAGGAACGTACAAATTGCTTATGAGAGCAAAAAGTATTCCTTCACCGTTCGGAAGTCAGAACATGGTGGATACTTCTACACTGGAAGATTTGGTAGAGACACAGGAAATGGGTCGTAGAGCCGCTAACAGTATGGAAGTGCAAGGAGCATTTGAGAAAAAGTACAAGGATGAAATGGTGACAAACGAGGGAAAGAAACTCGATTTTATCATCCTGTATGGAACTGACGGAAAAGGTTCAGAGGGTATTTGTGCATTTATCGGTCAGGAAAGTTTTGCACCGGACGAAGCAACAGACGATCATCTGACCGGAACTGCTACGATTGCACAGGCTACTGTACCGAAGTGGATTGAAGATAATTACACTGTTGCAGTAACCGAAGACGAAAACGGTTATCCCACAGCAATTACGCTTACAAAAAAATAGAAAGTCAGTCAGAAACAAATAACACTGCCGTGGCTGACAATGATGAAACGGTAGATGATACATTGATTTAAGCAAAAGAGAGCCGTCTTCGGGCGGCTCCTTTCCAACAAAATGTTGGGGAAAGGATATGTTTTTATGAAGAAGATTTTAGTTAATGATGTTGAATATACTTTAGAGTTTGGATTCGGTGCTGTGGAGTGCAAGGATTTGATTCAAAAGATGTTTCTTATGCTTTCCGGTGGCTATGTAGCTAAAAAAGCAAAAAATGTACAGAATCCCACACCAGAAGAAATTGTAGATGGTAGCGGATATATGCTTGCAGAATTTCCTCATGTATGCAAAACGGCTTTTTATGCTGGCCTTATCGAAAACCATGAAGATATTACACCGGATGAATCCAATGCTTTAATGAAAGAATACATGAAAGCAAACGGTCTGTCTTTTGTGAAGCTGTATGGAGAACTGACAGACTGTATGAAAGAAGACGGTTTTTTCGAACTGTCGGGTCTGACAGAAATGATGACGCAGACCAAGGAAGAGATGGAGAAAGAGGACAGCAAGGTAACAAAGATGCCACAGGATCACAAGAAGAAATCGACTGGCACAAAATAATATGGGAAGAATATTTTCCATTTGCTTTTTCCATGGGAATTTCGATAGAAGAGTTCAAACATCTGAATCCTAAGAAATTAGAGTGGTGTTACAAAGGATATAAACTCAAAAAAGAGGAAGAAGATAGAAACTCATGGCAACGGTGGGGAGATTACGGAATATCTGCATTAATCGTTGCAATAGACTCTTGCTTACATGGAGAAAAAGCAAGAGCTACTTATGTTGAAAAGCCTATTTCAGAAAAGATAGCACATGATAATGAGCCTAAATATAAGGAATCCAACGAAGAAATTGCAATATGGGAAATGAAACAGAGAATCAAAGCATTAAGAGAACAAGGGCTGCCGGAAAGTCCGGATTAAGGAGAAACAAACATGAGTTTAACAGTAATTGATGTGTCCTCATACCAGGGGACGATTAACTGGTGGGCGGTAAAACAGAACGGTATTGATTTTGCTATTCTAAAGGTCATCCGTAAGGATTTGAACCCGGACAAGAAGTTTGAAGAGAACTGGAAAGGTTGCAAAGAACACAACGTTCATGTGCACGGAGTATATGAATATGGATATATTACAACGGTTGCAAAATCACGCTCTGATGCAAGAAGAGTGCTTACTATTCTTAACGGTAGAAAAGTGACAGTATATCTTGATGTTGAAGATGCCGTGATGAAAGGCCTTGGCAAAAATATTATTCCTATTATCAATGCTTACGGCAAGGTCATCACCGATGCAGGATTACAGTTCGGTGTATACACTGGGGAAAGTTTTTACAAGACATACATTAAGCCTTATGGCGGTGTGAGTTATCCCATGTGGATCGCACGGTACGGCAAGAATAACGGCAAGTGTGATGTGAAGTATCAACCGCAAGTACCGAACATGGTAGGATGGCAGTATACTTCTAAAGGGCGTGTAGGCGGCATTGCAGGAAATGTGGACATGAATGTATGGTACAAGGAGTTAGATGCCGTATATGAGGATTCTACAAGCTATAGAAACCCTTATACAGAGCCGGAAAGACTTCTTTATTACAAGCGTCTGGCAATGATGAAGGGAAACGATGTCAAGTGGGTGCAGTACGAACTTGTAAGGAAAGGCTTTATGCCGTCTGTAAATGCGAAAGGTAAGACGAACATTGACGGATATTTTGGAAAAACCACTTCTGATGCAGTAAAAGCATTCCAAAAGAGTGTTGGAATCACTGTAGATGGAAAAGTCGGTGCGGTTACAAGGGCATATCTCAAAAAGTAATTTTAGGAGCGGTAGGTGTCACAGTTTACCGCTCTTTTTCTTGGAAGTGGCAGACACTTCCTTTTTTATTGCGGTAAAGGCGGTGCGGTATGGCAGATATTGATTCTTTGCAGATTAAAATAAAAGCGGATGCGAATAACGCAAGTAACGCACTGGATAAGTTGGCAAATAGCCTTACGAATTTTCAGAAAAGCTTGTCTATTGATACGTCCAAACTGACAAGCATTTCTAATAGCATACAGAGTATCGCAAATGCCGCCAGTTCCATGAATGCGAGCGGTATTAAGAACATATCCACATTGACAAATTCCATTAACAGAATGGGGAAAATAGATACAAGCGGATTAAGCAGGATTTCTTCTACACTGAAGACTTTTTCTGCAGACATGGCAGGAACTAAAGTAGATGGAGTAGGGGACATTGCAAGCATAGCATCTTCGATTTCAAGACTTGGTGGTGTGGCATCCGGCAGAGCAATCACAAACATTCCTTTACTGGCAAAAAATTTGAAGCAGTTATTTACAACTCTTTCAACCGCTCCGAATGTCAGTGAGAACATTATCCGCATGACAAATGCACTGGCAGGACTGGCATCTACTGGTGCGGCATCCGGCAGAGCCGCAAACTCTTTAGGTCGTAATCTGAACACCTATACGGTAAGCGCAAGAAGAGCCACGAAAAGCACATTCAGTCTTGCTGCGGCTTTCGGCAGATTCTACGCAACATATTTCCTTGTGATCCGTGGAATTAAAAGCCTGTGGAAGTCCATAGAGGGAACTACGGACTATATCGAAGCATTTAATTACTACACGGTAGCATTTAACAAAGTAGGAAAGGAATGGGGCAAGGATTTTGAAAAATTCGGTTACGACAATGCAGAGGATTATGCGCAGAGTTTCGGAAACCGTGTAAATGAACTGCTTGGAAAAATGTCTGGTCTGAAAGTAGATGTAGACGGTGGGTTGATTTCTGAAAGCGGAATGAAGAACCTGGGACTGAATTTACAGGAGATTACGCAGTACGCTTCACAACTTGCATCTATCACCAACTCTTTAGGGCAGACCGGAGAAGTCACCACAGCAATTTCAAAATCCATGACAATGCTTGCCGGGGATATTTCCTCTCTGTTTAACGTGGATTTCAGTACAGTTGCGACTAACTTACAGTCCGGTTTGATTGGTCAGTCAAGAGCACTGTATAAGTATGGTATTGATATAACAAATGCCACCTTACAGACCTATGCTTACAGATACGGCATTGAAAAAGCTGTCTCTGAAATGTCACAGGCAGAGAAACAGCAGTTACGTTTGCTGGCAATTTTAGACCAGTCAAAGGTATCATGGGGAGACTTGGCGAATACAATCAATTCTCCAAGTAACATGATTCGTCAGTTTACCAACAACGTAAAAGAAGCCGGCATGGTACTGGGTCAGTTGTTTATTCCGGTATTGCAGAAAGTACTTCCTGTCATTAACGGTGTCGTAATTGCGATTAAGAGACTGCTTGTCAGTGTGGCAAATTTACTGGGAATCAAGATTGACTTTTCGTCATTCGGTCAAGGTGTATCCGGTTACAATGAAAATTTGGAAGACACGGCAGATGCACTGGATAAAGTAGGGAAAAGCGCAAAAAAAGCTAAAAGTTACACACTTGGTATTGATGAATTAAATATCATTGACCATAACAGTGGTTCAAGCGGAAGTTCTTCTGTTGGTGGAGCAGGAATTGACCTTACCAAGGAAATCATGGATGCTACTGCTGAATACGAAAAAGTATGGCAGGAAGCGTTTGATAAAATGCAAAACACAGCTATGGGTTGGGCTGACAAAGTAAGCAAGGTATTTAAGCCAGTAAAAGATATTATAGAAGATTTGTCTTATGCATTTAAGTTTGATTCTGATGCCTGGTTTAAGGTTGCCGGAATGGATACGTCCAAACTGGTAACTGGTATTTTTGACTGGTTCACAAGAGCAATAGATTCTGTGGACTGGGAAAAAATCGGAAGACACATAGGTAGTTTTTTAGATGGAATGGATTGGACAGCAATCTTTACATCTGCCGGAAATTTCATTGAAACTGCCATAGATGCGGCAATTGATCTATGGAAAGGAAGTTTTGATGCTGCACCGATTGAAACCACTATTATCACAGCAATAGGACTTTTAAAATTTACTGGTGTTGGAGATATAATATGGGGGAAAATATCGGACAAGTTATCAGCCAAAGTACTAGGATCAAGTATAGGAATAGTTCCGACAATTGCAATAGCTGCGGTTACTTGGGAGATTGGATTTAATGTAGGTAAATCATTAGGTAAAGCACTTTTCCCTAATGATAAAGAAATCTATGAAAATTTCTCGTTTTTTGGCGAAGGTGGATTTTTTGACACAATAAAAAACACTGACTTTTCAATACTATTTGACGCTTGGAAACAGATGAACTCTGATGCGGCAGATTTTTTGACAAAAACAATGCCGATAAGACAGTTCTTTGATTTTCTATCACAATTTAAACTGGACATAAATGATACATTTGGTCTAGTATCAGTGTTTGAAAATTTAAAACCTATTGTTGGAAACTGGTTTAATGAATCTGTCATGCCTTGGTTTTCTGCTAAAAAATGGAATCAATTAGGATCAAATATTAAGACCACACTTTCTACGAAGTGGAATGAATTTACCGCATGGTGGAAAAATATTGGTTTTGCAAACTGGTGGAACAATGTAAAATCATACTTTACTACCGAGAAATGGACATGGAGTGGCATTAAAGACGGATTGTCTAATGCGTGGAACAATGCTATAGCAGCTGTTAAACAAATTTGGAATAGTTTTGCAAACTGGATAAATGATAAACTTAATTTCTCATGGGATCCTATAACGATAGCCGGAATACAACTTGCACCAGGAGGAAGTATTAGTCTTGGCAAAATTCCTACTTTTGAAACTGGTGGTTACGTTCCAAGCAGATACACAATGTTTATGGCAGGAGAGAACGGTGTACCGGAGATTGCCGGAACAGTAGGCGGCAAAACAGCGGTTGCAGGTGGAGTTGAAATCACTGGAATCAAAGATGCCATTAACACCACAGCAGAATCGCAAATGCGCATGATGCAACAGGAAATTGACCTGCTTAAGCAGTTACTTGCAAAAGAAACATCTGTCAATATTGGTGATAGAGACATAGCAAGGGCAAACTTAAGGGGTCAGAAATCTATGGGATTACAGATTATTACTTAAGGGTGGGATTTATTCCCAATCTTTTTTTCTATGGAGGAAAACACAATGATAGCAAGAGCGAGTGATTTCATCATAGTAAACGGAGTACGCTTTCCGTGCCCGGCTCCAGGAATGGAAATAGTTCGGTCACAGACGGTTAATTCGGGAAGAAATGTAAATGCAGCAGTTGTCGGTCAAAAAGTCGGCAGAAAATTGTGGAAGATAAATAATCTGCAATGGAACGGTTTAGATGCGGAAACATGGAAAGAAATGCAAGATGCATTAGAGCCATTTTTTGTGCCGGTTACGTTTACTGGGGACGACAATGTAAGGCATACATATACCATGTATCCAGGAGACACTACCGGTAAGCCGTTGTTTTTGGATGATATTTTTTATAGGAACTATGAAACGTGTAAATTCAATTTAATTGATTGTGGGTGGGAAGAATGATAAAAGCTTCTAACGCTTATAAGTCTGCAATGCAGAAAAAGATAAGAGACAGGGCATACATATCAATTACTCTCGGTGTAGTAAATGGTGATGCACAAAATACGGCTCATTTTGAAGGTGATTACGCATATTGGGGAAACAAGGTTTTGCCGTTTAAAAATGATGCAGAATATACGGAATATGCTACATTGGAACAAAATTATATGCGTGTAGACGGTCAAATGTATTTTCTTCCGAGAGAAACGAGCGGATTGTACCAGCTACGTAATGCTCCATTAACTACACAAAACATAATGGAAACTGTAAAAGTAACATTTCCACAAGAGTATTCCATCAAAGGACTTACAATAGATTTTGGGAAATATTACCCGACTAGCTTCAAAATTGTTACAGATGAAAAAGAGTTGACTTATACAAGCAATAAACACGATTTTTCAACAACGGATGTAATCGGAGACACTACGAACATACAAATAATTCCTATATCTATGGTCGGAGGAAATAAACGTCTTAGAGTAGAAAAAATTGTAATGGGTGTTGGATTGACATATAGAAATAATGATGTATCAACATCTTCTTTTGAAGAATTTGTTAACGGAATTTCAGCGGAGATTCCATACAGAAAATTATCTGTAACAATACTGGATAAAAACAATGTATACAATGTAGACGATGATAATTCATTTATCAATTTTATTGAAACTGGACAAAAAATGGAGTTGTCATACGGAATGGTCCTGTCAGACGATACAGTGGAATGGCATAAAAAAGCAACAATGCTTTTGACCGACTGGAACTCTAAAAAAAATCAAATATCTTTCACTGCGAATGATGTTCTTTCAACTTTGGAAGACAATTATAAAATAGGAAACAAAATATACGATAGAACAGCATATGCAGAAGCTATTAGCATTCTAACAGATGCCGGATTCGAGCCTGACGAGTATTTTGTTGACGATTGTTTAAGAGATGTGAACCTGCACAATCCAATGCCGGAAGCATCTCACAAAGAATGTTTGCAGTTGTTGTGCAACGCTTCAAGATGCATTTTATTTGTAGATTCTGACGGAAGAGTAAATATTAAAGCCAACTTTGCAAATGTTATAGATCCGGCAGATATGCAGGTTACATCAAACGGAACTGCGTGGTGGGGAAATGCCACTAATGTATTATATGGAAACAACAATGTATATGCAGAACTGACAAGAAATTTTATGCGTGTAGATGGTTCACAATTTTTTCTTCCGAGGAATACAGGTACAGCCATCGAACAGACGGGATATGTTACGAAAAATGTTTCTGATGAAAATGGATTGTTTTCGGAGAATCCAGTGCTTACATTAAAACTTCCTGCAGCATACACGTATTATGGATTGTATATTTCATTCCAGGGTAATCCTCCAAAAGATATGAAAGTATCGACATATAATGGAGATACACTTCTTAAGACTTTCAAATATGATGATTTGAAAGAAAAATCATTGTTAAATGATGAATTTGAAAACTTCGACAGTATACGTTTTGAGATAACAAAAGCATACCCCAAAAACAGAGTTTTGATTGATAAAATCAGTTTTGGAGATTTATCTGATTATGAGTTGAAAAAAGACTCCATGACAGAAAATCCTTATGGATACGCAGAAAGAAAAACAAAAGATGTTTTTGTCAAAATATATACATTTCAAAACGGAGAGGATAATACACCGCAAGTAGTTGAAGATAACGTCTATCTAAAGAAATCAATTAACAACTCTGGCGAAATAAGGTATTGTGAAAATCAACTTATTTCAACGGAAGATCATGCAAGGACTGTTGCTGAATGGCTTGGAAATTATTATGCGAATAATATTTCTTATGATGTTCAATACAGAGGGGATCCGGTGCTGGAAGCTGCTGATATTATTTTCATGGAGAGTGATATTGTAAACAGCTTACAAGTAGAAGTGGAAACACACAAATTAAACTTTAATGGTGCTTTTAATGGAACATTACAATTACGAAGAGCAATGAGAACATAAGGAGGTTGTAATGAAAAAAATAATTAACGGTCTTCTGTATAACACGCAAACTTCTGAAATAATATATGTTGATGAAATGACAAATAGAAAAATATTCAGAACAGAAAAAGGTAATTTTTTCTTGTTTTATCCAAACGGAGAAATAGTGCCAAAAACAAAAGAAGATATAAAAGAGTATTTGGGGCTAAATGATACAGAGAAATATATAGAATTGTTTGGAGATGTGGAGGAAGCATAATGTGGGCAGATCCTAAAACAAATTGGTCTTCTGAATGGAATGGTGAAACATATATAGGAGATTATTTTTTATATACAGATTATAACCGTATTAAAAACAATCTTTTGGAATTAAAAAGCACTGCAGAATCTATGTATAAAATATCATCTTTTAATCTTGGAGAGGATAAGGTTGAAGCAGATCTGATTTATGCCGATGAAGTCAATTTATTTGAAACTACGCTGGCAGAAATTAACAGTTCCACTTTCTCATTTTCTGAACAATTTAAAACATGGAAAGAGAATAAATCGGTTCCAACATATGAAGACTGGAACAGGATAGAATCGTTGCAGTTAAAAATATACAATACGTTAGTAGCACAAAGAAAAGCGCAGAACCGACTTGCCTTTACGCTTGGCGGTCAGAAAGGATTTAAGGTGTGATTATGGCAGATTTAAAAACAAACTACGTTGATGATGTATTAGACACAACTAAAAATCAGGTAAGAAAATATCAGCAAATACAAAATGACGATGGAACTGTTTCTTTTGTTGATGTTACTGAATATACGCAAGTAGGAACCTCATTCGGTGCAAAAGACATCAATGATACTAATGCAGCCATAAATGCTGTAAATGGCAATTTAGGAACTCAAGCGACTATGTCATTAAGCGGAACTACGCTTATTATTACAACGAAATAGGATGTGATATCATGAGTTTAATATTTAATGGTACTACTGTAGATAACGTTATTTATGACGGCACTACTCTGGAAAAAGTCATCTACAATGATGTAGAAGTATTTACCAGCGCAGTAACAGTTACTTTTGTAGAAGCCGGGGTTAGTACTGCTGTCAAATATAAGAAGGGAGCTACTGTTAGTAGAAGTACGGCTCCTAGCGGTGCTACCTTTGTCGGATGGTCTATGAGTAGTAGTGGAACTAGTCCGGTCGCGACTTTCACTGCTAATAGTAATATGACTGTGTATAGAGTAATTAAGAAGAGTACTACGTATGGAAGCGGTACTTTAACTAGAAGATGGGGTGGTTCTTACGATCAAACCACTGATAGGAGTCAAATTAGTAATGAGATAATTAATGGAGCTCAAGTATCATCTATATCTATTACTTGCGCTAATACATATAATAATGAGCCCGTACCTATATGCATAGGGACAACACTACTTGGTTACCTGACTGGTGGAACTAAAAGTTTTACTGTACCGACGAACGTAAATGATTATGTATATCTTGGTAATAATACAGGTGTTTATACAATGTACTATGATAGTATGTGGGTAACGGCACTTGGAACATATACAGGTAGAACAGTTACTAGTCAATATGTAGGTTGATTAATTAGTTACTTAATATATGTGAACGTAATTATTACGTTTTCCGGTGTAATATCAGTATATAAGTATGCTTCAATTAATCCAGACGCTGTCACTGAAATTCTCACATATGCACCACTTGGAGATGTTGCATCAACAATTCTATTTCCAGTAGGTCTAGCAATTTCTGGCAATGTTGCAATAGTAATTGTTTTTCCTTTCGTCAAATTTTTTAAACCATCTATATACACCATTGCCTCAAATGAATTTGCTCTATAAAGAATAGGACGTACAGAATAGTCGGTGGTAATTGAACCACTATGCATAGTTAAATTGCCATTTACAGAAGGAGTGATTGAATAATGGGTGGAGATTAGCAGTAGAAAATCAGAAGGCGGGCGCAGCCACAAGAGCGCCAGAAAGGAGCCCACATGGGTTACATAAAATTTAAAAATAAAAAGACCACACAACTGGTCGTTGTATCAGAAGAGAGTCCTCATGTGATCCGGATCACCGGAGACAACATCACAGTAAATACTGACGGCTTCCGCCTCTATCTGGACGCAGACTGCAAATATCCGCTGGATAATGGCGAGTATGAGGCATACACAACTTTGTTCCGCGAGGGTGACGGCTGGTATGAGTTATCCAATGACGGCTCTGTATATATTGAGCCAGTTGCACCGGTGCAACCGGAGCCCACAGAAGAGGAGCTTGCAGAGCAGGAACGGCAGCAGCAGATCAGTCAGTTGACAGCGCAGATTGATGACCTTAAGGCCCGGATCGCTGCCAGCGACTATAAAGTCATCAAAACATACGAGTATACTCTTCTAGGTGAGCAGACTGAGTATGACATGGAGACTGTCCATGCAGAGAGACAGGCTCTCCGGGATCAGATCAACACCCTGGAGACCCAGCTTGCAGATCTGACCGCAACTGCAGAGTAGGAGGCTGCCTATGAGAGTGAGAGACGGTCCTACCAACAACTACATAGTAACCAAGAGTCATGAGCCGATTACTTCCTTTGCGGGAGTGACCGGCTTTTATATTGAGAAAGTGAGGTAAATATTATGAATGTAAGTGTAACCAAAATGAAAATTTTGACCGTTTTCGGTGCTATCGGCAGTTTTATCGCCAACCTTTTTGGTGGATGGGGAGAAGATATTATCACGTTACTGATTTTTATGGGGACGGATTTCCTGTTAGGGGTATTGATTGCAGCCTTTTGGCAGAAGAGCAATAAATCCGAATCTGGCGCACTAAGTTCTTACAGTGCATGGAAAGGACTCGTTAAAAAGGGTGTAACACTACTGATTGTTCTGGTGGCACACAGACTGGATATATTGCTTGGAACAGACTACATCCGGACAGCAGTGATTATTGCTTTCTGCGCAAACGAACTGATTAGCATTGTAGAAAATTTGGGAATAATGGGCGTCCCTCTTCCGGTTGCTATCACAAAGGCAATCGAAATCTTACAGAACAAGTCTGATGTAAATAAGGAGGGGTAAAAATGTTGACAGGAAATGGATTGTCAGAATATGCAAGAGTGCACCTGGGAACCCCGTATTTTTATGGGGCCAAGATTCCCGAGGGTGCTCTGACCGAAAACAAAATGAGCACTATGCACAGAATGTATCCCAAGGTCGTGACCACCTTCTACATGGCAAAGGCACGGCGAAAGGGGCAGGTCGGCAAGGTTAATGTGGACTGCTCTGGACTGATTGCCGGTTACCGACAGCTTAACATCGGCTCCTACCAACTCTATCAGACCGCATACACCAGGATGCCGATTGCAAAGATTAATGATTTTGCAGTAGGAACCGTCCTGTGGAAATCCGGACACGTAGGTGTTTATATCGGCAAGGTTAATGGCGTCCCTATGTGTATTGAAGCAAAGGGCATTAACTATGGTACAGTCATGAGCAAGGTATCCGCGACAAAATGGGTATATGGCTTGACTTTTAAGAATATGGATTACACCTACGATGTAAAGGTACCGGGAACCTGGAAGGGAACCAACCCTTACACAGAGCCTACCATGACGGTAACCAGTAAGGCACAGGCAAGGAAGAAGAATATCAAGGTATTTATTTCCGCGGGTGAGGGTGTCAAGTGGATTCAGTGGGAACTCATGGAAGCCGGATTGCTGACAGAAGATGATATCGACGGTATCTGTGGTCGGAAGACCGTAGCAGCTATCATTAAATATCAGCAGTCTTGCAAGATTACTGCAGACGGACTGGCAGGAAAGACCACTCGGAAATACCTGGTAGCAGCATAAATATGATCACGGAGGTGTGCTTTTGCATACCTCCATTTGTTTTATGGAGGAACACAAATGGCAAAAGTAACAGTTGATACTATTCGTAATATTAAGGGAGCATCTCTTGAAAGAGCTCCGAAAAAACATACTTCTTCATCTTCTGTAACTCATGGTGGAGGTGGTGTGAGAAGAGATAATACACTGGGAGGTAATACAAGCTCTTCTGGTAGCCCTTATCGTGGACCGTCAGATATACCTGCTAATAGTAATCGACCTAGCGGACCTACCAATTGGCCGAGGGCGACTGGTAGCAGCGAATCTTCTGGTAGCACTTCTGGTGGAACTTCGAGCGGTTCGTCTGGAAGTTATTCATATTCCACTAGTGGGAATGCTGATGTTAATGGATTGTATCAGTCTATTTATGGACAGCAGTTATCACAGCAGCAGGCGGCACAACAGCAATTATCTGATCAGTTGAGAGCACAGCAGGAAGCCTATGAAGCAAGGCTGAGAGAACAACAGGAAGCACAGAGACAAGCGGCACAGAATGCTTACAACAACAATATGTCAGCATTGGAATCTGCATATGCAAAACGATTATCAGGGCTTGACAGTAATTATGCGTCTACAAAAAATCAGTTAGCGTCATCTTATGGTAATTCCAGAACCAGTTTACAGCAGAACGAGGAGAATGCCCTGAGAGAAGCATATATTAATCGGATGATGAATGAGAAGAATTTGAGACAGCAATTGAATGCACAGGGACTTACTGGTGGTGCAAGTGAGAGTGCAATCGCATCCATGCTCAATAACTATGGCACATCCCGGAATAACATTCAGAATACTGCTGCTGATAATCTGAGAGAGTTGGAGCAGACATACAATAGCAATCTTGCAAGTGCACAACAGAAATACAATGATGCTGTGAACTCTGCAAATGATTCTAACATGGCATACCGGATGCAGTTGGAGAATGACCTTGCAAATAATACAGTATCATCCTATCAGGATCTGTATAATGCTTTGGCCAACATGGACAGTACATATACGAATGCTATGAGTAATCTGATCAATAATCAGTCAAGTGCAAATGCTGATCTTCAGAATACGGCATTTAAGGCTATGCTTGAAAATGCAATGGCTCCGACCACATTATCGGTATCAGGATCCAGCAAGACAAGTGGATCCGGAAATAGCAGTAACACGTTGGTAAAGAGGGTAAAGAATATGCGTGACAATGGTTATGTTGCAGCGGATATTGCATCTTCACTGGCGCAGGAGGGATATACAATTCCACAGATTGAGCAGATGTTTGCAGAGGCAGGTATCGAATATTAGGAGAGTGAATAGGATATGGCAAGAGTAAATATTGACGGTAAAAATAATAAAGAATGGGATTCCAGACTGGTAGATGCTTATATGGAAAATCAGTCTAAGCAGAATAACAACAGAAGCACGGCACAGTCACGCTTGCCACAGAAACCTGATTATTCACTGGCATCGCAGGGGATCAAACAATCCTCTGCGACGTCTCGCTATGAATCCATCCCTAATTATAATATTGTAGAGAGAACATTCAGTCCGCGCAAGCAGTATGAGTATGAGGTAAAACAGTCGAGATGGCCGAAATATCAACAGGAGAAAAGCAATCAGATTGGAAGCACATTATCCCGCGCAGGAGTGACATCTGATGACTTGTCTACGTTATCTTCCGGCACAATGGGAAATTCTGTCTTTCAGGGATTGGATGTTCTCAATGGCTTAAAATCATGGAAACAAAAAAAGGAGATTGCACAGAAAGTTAAAGGTACCGGATTATCTATGGCTGATGTGTTGGACTATGCGCAGAGGCAGAACCGGGCAAAAGAGCAGGAACAGTCTGCTGATTTTGCCAATCGGCATAAAATCATTGGGACTGCTGTCACGTTTCCGCTTAATGCTGCCGGTGGGATTTCAGGTGCTGTTGCAAATACTGCAGACTATCTAACTGGAAAACCTATTGATCCGAACGGCTATGCCAACAGTTATAGCAATATGTCGAATGCTATGAGAGGTGCGGTAAGTAATGATTTCGGGAAAGCAGGGCAGCTGTTATACAATGTCGGAACTTCCATCGGTGATAGTGCAACAGCTATGGCACTCGCAGGTGGTAATGCCGGTGCCGCTGGTGTATTGCAAGGTTTAAATTCCTACAATAATAGTATTATTGATACTGCAAACAGGGGATTGTCTCCGAATCAGATCATGGGTACCAGTGCGATTGCAGGACTGGCGGAGGGAGCCTTTGAAGCCCTACCTTTGCAGGCATTAAAGGGTATATTTACAGGAAATGTATCGAAAGAGGCAGGAAAAGGAATTATTAAATCTGTGCTAAGTCAGATGGTTAATGAGGGTGCCAGTGAGATGACAACCGAAGGAATTAACCAGGTAGCTGATATTCTGATTAACGGTGGTTTGTCCAATTATGCACAATCCGTGGACCAGTATCAGAAGCAGGGTATGTCAGAAAGTGAGGCAGAGAAACAGGCTGTAATTGATGTCTTTAAGCAGGTAGGATACTCCGGTCTTGCCGGTGCTGTTTCCGGTGGTATCATGGGTGGCGGTACTGCGCTTGCTGGTAGGGCTATCGGTAATAGAAATAGCAATAGCAAACAAAATATAGATGTCGGTAGTGATATTGATTTTAATGATACGGCAAAAGATAATATCAATTCCGTTGCAGACGATGGATTTCAGCCTACCCATTATGAAAAAGGAAATGGAGTTGATCCGTTTTCTGATTTGATGGCAGATAATCTTACTTCTACTAAGGGAGTGACCAGCCGGGACAAGTCATTTTCTGATTTCGTAAAAGAGTCATTATCTGGAGATGGTAAAAGTGGGAATAAAAACTATTACCTTGGACAGGTATCTGAGGAACTAGCAGCAGATATATTTAATAAGACAGGCATTGATGTAGAAAACTATAACATTCAAATGTCAAGTGATAATATACGGCATGTATACAAAGATCACAGCGATGTTAAAACAGAAACGGGAAGAAATCAAATCCCTTTGGACGCAGAATTGATTGCGAAGCTTCCACAAGTATTTGACAATCCAGACGAGATCAGTTTCTCTTCAAACCCTGATACAAGAGGGCGCAGGGTAATGATGTTTGAAAAAAGAATCAATGGGAAAATAATTGTTGCCGAAGCTATTGGCGCAGGAAAGCATAGACTATCTTTGGATACGATGTATATTAAAGATAGCCACCCTGTAGAGGCTGCTGCAACTAATGTTGCCACACCCCAACGCCCTAAGCGATCTACAGGGAAGGCTACTGATGTTAATATACCCAATTCTGCTGAAAATGTCAACGGAACACAGTATAATTCAAAGAAAATTGAAGGATTCAACGATCTGGACAAAGCATTGGATCGTTTGGTGGGGATGTACAAGGGAAATGAGAACACTGCTTCCATGTATGCTGATATGAAATCGGCAATCAACGAGTACCTGCAGACAGGAAATCAGAGTGCCATCGACAAGGCTGTGACACTGGCCGCAGATATCGACGACAGTATGAAGGGACAGTCCTATACCCGGAAGGGAAGCGGGAAGGGCACTGCAAAGTCTCAGAATAACCGTGTGACAACCTCTTTCACAGAGGGAGAGTTTGTCGATACTCTGATGTCGTATGGAAAGTATTTGCGGGATGCGGCAAAGAAGAGCACGGCATATGTGAATCAGCAGAGCAATACGGCTCCTGTACAGAATGTACAACAGAGCGTTGAACAGAACAACATGCAGATGCAGCAGAACACAGATCAGACCGGAAATCAGCGTATGCGGAGTTACAATGACACACTTGTCAATAAGACGGATGCACCGCAGGCGTTGAAAAATGAATTTATTGCCAATCCGGATATGTATACACAGTTGAGCAATGCGGATACCAAAGCAAAAGCTGATGCGATTCTTGCCAGCGGTAACATTGATTCTGCCATTGTTCAGTTCCGACAGATGATCGATGGAACCAAAAAGGATCCTGCGGCGGTTCCTCTGGGATATAATATCGCAAAAGAACTGACCAATGCAGGAAGAGTGGATGAAGCTGTGCAGATTGTAAGAGACATGAGTAAGGCTCTGACAGAATCCGGACAGTTCTCCCAAGCAGCAGCAATCACGATGCTGAATAATGATCCGCAGGCGGCCATGCGTTATCTAGTCCGTGAGATTGACAGCATGAATGAAGCCGGGCAGAAGAAATTCAAGGATAAGTGGCAGAATTTCGAGATGACCGACAGCGAGGTGAAACAGTTTGCGGATATTGATCCTGGGGATACGGATGCTATTAAGGCGGCATATGAGAATGTGTATGATCGTCTGCGTAAGGAATATCCTGTCACGATGACTGAGAAACTCATGGAACTGCGTAGAGTATCTATGTTGCTGAATGCGCGGACAAATGTAAGAAACGTCGTCTCTAACGCATTTATGATGCCTGTAAGATGGACTGCTGACAGAGTTACAGCACTGGGAGAGGGCGCATATAAACTTATTCACCCGGAGTATCAGAGTACTCAATCTGCTAATCCGGTTGCTTCTAAGGAATCCAGGAAGCTTGCATCTGAAGCATTTGAAACTGTGAGAGAAGAACTGTTGGGAGACAACAAGTATAATGATGCGCAGGGAGCTATCAGGGATAAGCAGATATTCAAGGGCAGTAAGTTCTCGGAGATGTTCGACAATCTTACAAATGGTGCATTGACGAGGGCAAATCAGGCTATGGGAAAGGATGTATCTCCTTCACTCATGGAGACAGCTAGGAACTTTACATATTATCTTCTGGAAAAAGGAGATGATGTGTTTGTAAAAAAGAACTTTGAATCTCGTATGGCTTCCTATTTGGAAGCACAGGGGATCACAGATCTCGAAAGTATTCCGGCAGATGCCTATACCCTTGCAACACAGGAAGCGTACAAAGCAACATTTAAAGATGATACGAAGTTAGCAACCATTCTGAGTGATGTTAGACGGACGCTTGGTGTTCCAGGTGACATTGTGATGCCTTTTACAAAAACACCTGCTAACATTGCCATGAGGGGTATTGATTATAGTCCTGTTGGTGTTGCGAATGCATTGGTAAAATTAAAAAATGCTAAGAGTAATGTGGAGGTATCAAATGCCCTTACTCTTTTAGGACAGGGAGCAACTGGAACTGCAGCTATTGCGGTGGGATATGCACTGGCACAGTCAGGTGTCATCCAGGGTGCACTGTCAGATGATAAGGATGAGGCGCAGTGGGAAAAATCTCATGGCAAACTGGCATATTCTGTCAAGGTAGGAGATAACTATTATACTTTTGACTGGTTGCAACCTGCATCTATTCCACTGATTCTTGGTGCAACGATATACCAGTGTCAGAAAGATTCTGATAGCGCATTGGATACGATTTATCAGGGAGCTGTGGCAGCTACAAATGCTTGGTCAGATCTGTCTCCTTTACAGACGTTGACTGATATATTCGGTGGAAATGGTACGCCGGCAGAGAATATTGCAGACACGTTTTTGGAAGCACCTCTCGGATGGATTCCGGCACAGTTAGGAGCTGCTGCACGTATTGATGATACTACACAAAGAGTTACCTATGATAATACTAGCAAGCTGAATAACATCATCAATCAGGCAAAGTCAAAGATTCCTGGTATGTCGCAGACACTGCCGGTTGCCTATGATACCTGGGGAAATCCCATCAAACGGCAGGATTCCACGGGGGAGGCAGCATTAGCTAACCTGTTGAATCCCGGACAGATTGGTAATATCAGGGAAACACCGATTGATGATGAAATCAACGATCTGTATGCTTCCACCGGTGACGCCGCTGTATTTCCCAAGAAGGCGGCATGGAGCTATAAAATCAATGGGGAAACAGTAAAGTTGAACAGTGAGCAATATTCTGAGTATCAGCGTATCATGGGGCAGAATGCATACGGTATGGCATCGGCACTGATTAACTCCGCTTCCTATAATAATATGAGTGACGATCAGAAAGCCGGTGCAATAGCAGATCTGTATAATTTTGCAGATGCACTGGCAAAGACGGAACTCCTTGGATATGATATTGAATCATCCCAAACATATAAGAAGATGTATGAGATCTATCAGGACAAGGGGGCCGCCGGCGTTGCAACATTTCTCGGAATTAAACAGAGTATGGATAGCAACAAGGCAGAGGACAAGGTTGCGGCCGTAGCGGATATTCCGGGATCTGATGAGGATAAGGGATATTATTTATCGTTATTGATCGGAAATCTGTCAAAAGAAGCACAGACCGCATATGATTATAACGGCTATCCCGGAGTGTACTGGTACTATGCACAGAAGACAGGCATCGGAGATTATAGTGGATATAAAGAATCCAACTATAAAAAGATTCAGAGTATGTTGGACGGAACGTATACGGATCCGGTGGCAAGCAGCCATGAAGAATCACAGGCAAAGATACAGGCTATGCTTGACGGGACCTACGACAGTGTTTATGGATCTGGGGCAAGTAATGAGAACCAGCGTAAGATAGCTGCAATGATAAACGGTACTTATACCGGCAATCAGGACAGTGATTACCAGGCGCGATTACAGAGAATAAGAGATATGCTGAAATGATAAGAAGCGGAGGGTGAAATGCTCTCCGCTTTTTCTATGAAAATACAAAGTTACAAAAGTAAGATTTCGTGTTGCATTTCGTGTTGCATAGTAAGGAAAAATGGCTTCTTTTTAGGACATTTTGTTACCAAGTACGAAATAATAAAAACACAGCAAATCACGCAATAATCAGCATTTGCGCTATTTTCAACGTTTGTGAAAAAGATAGCATTACGGGTTCGACTCCCGTCTACTCCATAGAAAAGTGCCGTTTTTGCGGCACTTTTTATTTTTCGTGTGTGCATTATTGAGGACTGATTCGCTGCAAAAGAGCATCCTGCAATACTTGTGAAAAGTTAATATTCATTGCAACAGCAGCTTCATTCAGCCATTCGGGAATGGTCAATGTTTTTTTAACAGCTTTGTTATTAAAACGTTTGCGATATTCCAGGGTATCGCATGCAACCATACTTAAAAAGGAATCCGCAGTAACTTTGATGTCTGACATTTTGGAGGGCTGTGGAATGGGGCGTTGGTCCTTTTCATATCCATAGAGAATAAGCGCGAGGGCATCTTCAGCCATAAACAGAGCATCAGCCAGTGTGTCGCCGCAGGTATAACAACCTTCCAGATCGGGAAAATATACAGAATAACCTCCATCTGGTTCAGAAGTAAAAATAGCGGGATAAACATATTTAGACATAAGAATCTCCTTTCTAAGAATCCATTCCGGCATCGCGCAAAATAGCAATGGCAGTTCCGGTTTTTATTTCCTTTTTGTGTCGAGGAACAGCAAACTGTTTTCCCGTCACAGAGCTATACCAAATATCATGATTGCTTCCGTGGCGGATAAGAGAACAACCATTTTTCTTTAATAGTTTTAGCAGTTCGTTTGTTTTCATTGATATCCTTTCTTAAATTATAATACGTGTAAATACGTGTGTCAATAAGCAGAAAAAAACACCTCAAATAATAAGCCGAAATGTTTAGATGATTGGCATATTATTTGAAGTGTTTTTAGATATTTTTAGCATACTGTTTTTTGAAAAAATTGTCAATGAAAAGGAAAGGTCAGATGAAAAATGTGGTATAATTTCCAAAGAGTTTTACAAGGGAGTAATTGACAAGCTATGAAAAAGAAACACAACAGACCTCAGAAACGTTTGATAACACAATTGTCATTATGGCTGGCACTGCTATTGGCATTCACCGGCTGTGCGGAAAGCACCGTCACGTCGCAGGATAATACCTATGCGATAGAGCAGCTGGCGACGATCCCCTCCGAATTGCTGGAAGCATCGGAGACTGCGGTATCGGAACCCGAATCCGGACAGCCACAGGAAAACGCTTCGGATACACAAGAATCGCAGCAGGTCACATCTGCAACAGACGTTCCGACAGGAGAGGGCACATCAGCATTTTCCCTCCGGGAGATTCCGGCATACTCCGGCACACCTTATACAGAGGTCAATGGCAACCAGCCTTATTTCACAGAGGAGGAGCTGACCACACAGTCCTTCGAAACCTACAGCGAGCTGGACAGCCTGGGGCGCTGTGGCGTGGCATATGCCAACGTGGGACAGGATCTGATGCCGACAGAACCGAGAGGGGAGATCGGAGCCGTGAAGCCTACCGGCTGGCATCTGGTGAAATACGATAACGTGGACGGAAAATACCTATACAATCGTTGCCACCTGATCGCCTATATGCTGGCGGCGGAAAACGCCAACCCGCAGAACCTGATCACCGGAACCAGATATCTCAACGTGCAGGGAATGCTCCCTTTTGAGACGAAAGTCTGCGATTATGTCAAAAATACAGGGAACCATGTCCTGTACCGTGTCACTCCCATATTTGACGGTGATAACCTGCTGGCAGACGGCGTCCTCATGGAAGCCTATTCCGTGGAAGATGCCGGAGAGGGAATCAGCTTCTGTGTATTTGCCTACAATGTGCAGCCGGGGATCGGCATTGACTATGCCACCGGAGATAACTGGGCGGAGGGCAGCGGAACCTACCAAAGCACCGTAGCGTCCGTCGCGGAAGAGACACCGGCACCACAGCCTGAGACCGATACTGCGGTACAGATCACACCGGAATTGTCGGCACCGCAGGAAACCCAGCAAACCACCTATGTGCTGAATACCAACACTATGAAATTCCATTATCCCACATGCTCCAGTGTGGATGATATGAAAGAGAAAAACAAACAGATCTACACCGGCAGCAGAGACGAGGTCATCAATATGGGATATGTTCCCTGCAAACGGTGCAATCCCTGA